CAATAATCAGATTAGCATAGGAGGTCGACCATGTCGACGACTTCAGGATGGGGCAGGTTTACCTGGGGCCAGGCTTATTGGAATGCAGACACAACTTTAAAAACAGGTTGGGGTGCACAGGCCTGGAACGATGGTGAGTGGGGCGAACTCAAAGACGCAACAATATTTCCAACAGGTTTATCTATCACATCTAGCGTTGGTTCGGTTGACATACCTGATGTTATAATCACACCAACAGGACAATCCGTTACATCCTCACAGGGAGAGGCTTTTGTTCCTGTCATCATAGAGGGAATATCAGCAACATTCTCGATCGGCTCAGTGTCTGTGGTAGACATGCAGGTTGGACTGACAGGTCAATCCATAACTAGCTCTATAGGATCCGTATCCGTCAACGACATGACGATCGGTATAACAGGTCAATCATTTACCGCAAGTCAGGGAACTGCAAAAGCACCAAACGAGACAGCGATATTATCTGGTCTATCGATCACATCAGCACAGGGAACAGCTACAGGAACCTCTTCTCAAGAAGCAGACTTAACCGGAGTATCTTTTACTGCTAGCGTTGGTAGTGTTACCATACCAAATGACGTGGTTCAGATATCTGGATTAGAGGCAACATTTGCTCAGGGGACTATAATAGGATTAGGTGGGGCGGTGGCTCAACCATCAAGTCTGAGCATGACATCTAGTGTTGGTTCTCTGACAATAGAAGAGGGTCTAGGATTAACGGGTCAATCATTTAATGCTAATGTTGGCTCTATATCACTAACCGATATTACTATTGGATTGGATAGTTTCTCAATAACATCTAGTGTGGGGGCTGTAGATATCTTCGCATACGGTGATGTTGACACTGGCTCAAATACAAGTTATAGTGACGCTGCATAGGAGATAATTTATGGCATCAACATTTACGCCTTTAGGGGTAGAACTTCAAGCAACTGGTGAAAACGCCGGTACATGGGGGACTAAAACTAATACAAATTTACAGATCATAGAACAGATAGCTGGTGGTTACGTTGCTAAATCCATAGCTGGTGGAGCTCAAACAACTGCTTTAGCTGTTTCTGATGGATCGACTGGTGCAGAACTTTCTCACAGGATGATTGAGTTTACAGGAACCATCACGGGAAATCAGATTGTAACGATACCTTTAGATGTTCAAACTTTTTATTTTTTAAGAAACTCAACATCAGGTGGATACACAGTTCAATTCAAGTATGCATCTGGTTCAGGATCAACTGTTACTTTTGCTACTACAGACAAAGGTGATAAGATTGTTATCGCAACTGCAAATGATGGCACTAATCCAGATATAAAAGAAGTAACTTTAGGTATAGCAAGTGTTGCTGCAGATACATCACCTCAATTAGGTGGTGATCTTGATATGAATGGCAATGATATTGTTACCACATCAAAT